ACAAGTCCTTGGGCGCATATGAATAGCAATTACTATCCGCCAACTTGGATTAATATTGATAATAAGAATTAAAAATGACAAAAGTAGTTTACGTAACAGGATGTTTAGGGTTTATAGGATCCTATGTAACAAGAGCTTGTTTAAATAAAGGATGGTATGTTAAGGGAGTTGATAAAGGAACGTATGCAGCTAATAAAGCTTTACTAAAAGAATTTAAAGACTACAGTAACTTCTCATTTGTTGATTGCGATATAAATGATCTAAAGTTTTTATACGATTGTGATTATATAATCAATACAGCAGCTGAGACTCATGTAGGTAATTCAATTGCTAACTCAGATGATTTTGTATCTTCAAATGTAAATGGAGTTCACAATCTATTAGAGTTGATTAAGAATCATAGAGGAGAGCATTCAACTAAACCTACCTTACTTCACTTCAGTACAGACGAAGTATATGGAGATATTGAAGAGGGAGAACATATCGAAACAGACTTACTTAAACCATCCAATCCATACTCAGCTACTAAAGCAGCAGCCGATATGCTTGTAACAGCATGGGGTAGAACATATAATCTTCCATATGTAATAGTTCGACCAACAAACAATTATGGAGCAGGTCAGTATACAGAAAAGTTAATTCCAAAAGCTTTAAAGTATTTAAAACTAGGAAAGAAGATTCCATTACACAATGGAGGTACTCCAATCAGAACTTGGCTTCATGCCCAAGATACAGCCAACGCTGTTATAAAGATAATCGAATCAGGAGTACAGAATGAAATATTTAATATCTGTGGAGGATTTGAGCAAAGTAATTTGGAAACCATTAAAAAAGTTCTTACATTGTATAATAAGGATCAGGTTTATATGCTGGAAGACTTTGTAGACTTCTCATATGACAGACAAGGACAAGATGTTCGATATGCTTTGAATGATGATAAATTAAGAGCATTAGGATGGAAGCCTCAAATAAACTTTGATACTGAATTAAAGTATATTGTAGAATATTATAGAGAAAAATTCATATGGTAAAGTTAAAAAAGAGAATAGCCGAAATAGCTTATACACATAAGCTAGGACATTTAGGAAGCTATCTATCAAGTGTAGAAATTGTTGATGAGATCTTTTCTAAGATGGATAAAGATGATATCTTTATACTATCCTCAGGTCATGCATCCTTAGCAATGTATGTATGCTTGGAGAAGTATCATGGAATAAATGCTGAGGAGTTATTTATCAAGCATGGAGGACATCCTCATAGAGATGAAGAGAATAAAATATACTGCTCAACAGGAAGTCTAGGATTAGGATTAACGATTGCTCTAGGAAGAGCAGTAGCTAATCCAAAGAGAAAGGTTTGGGTATTGATAAGTGATGGTGAAGCAGCTGAAGGAAGTATTTGGGAGGCTTTAAAAACTATTGTAGAGGAAAAGATTGATAACATAGAAGTATTTGTTAACATAAATGGACTATGTGCGTATAAAGAAGTTGATCAAGATTATATCTCAGCTAGATTGAAAGCATTTTTACCTACGATCAACTTAAGGTACACTACAGTGGAGCAGTATCCTTTCTTAAAAGGACTAAATGCTCACTACCATGTAATGAATGAAGATAATTATAATCAAGTTTTAGAATCATAATATGAGAAGAACGTTTGCAAGTTTACTGCACCAGGAAATGGAGCATAATCAGGACATACATTTAATAACAGGTGACTTAGGTTACGGATTATGGGACAGTATTAGAGATACTTATCCTGATCGCTTTCATAATGTAGGTTCTTCCGAAATGGTTATGATGGGAATGGCTATTGGATTGGCAATGGAAGGAAAGATTCCTTTTGTATACTCTATTACTCCTTTTGCAATCTATAGGCCTTTTGAAATGATTAGAAATTATTTAGATCATGAAAAGATTCCTGTAAATATTATTGGAGGAGGAAGAGATAAAGAATATGGTTACTTAGGATTCTCTCATTGGTCTCATGACGATAAAAGAATTATGGGAGTATTTGATAATATCAAAACATATCATCCAGAAACAGATGAAGAGTTAACAGACTTCTTTAAGTATACATTACAAAAGAGATCTCCAATCTATATCAATTTAAAGCGATGAAAATATTAATCACAGGCGGGAATGGTTATCTAGCAAAGAGTATTACAAAGAGCTTATGGAGTAAGTATCATATAATAGCTCCAGGTAGAGATGAGTTAGACTTAACCGATAGTAAGTCTGTTGATCGTTTCTTTAAAGATAAATACTTTGATGTAGTTATACATACAGCTATAAAAGGTGCAGCTAGTCCTAGAGATCCAGACGAGACTATTTCATTTTGGAATTTAGTTATGTTCTATAACTTAATGTCAAAGAGAGATCATTTTAATAAACTAATCAATATAGGTTCAGGAGCTGAAAGATACTTATCAGAGACTCCGTACGGACATAGTAAAAGTATTATCAATAAGTTAGTTCATAAGTATGATAACTTTTATACTTTAAGAATATATGGAGTGTTTAGTGAGGATGAATTAGAGACAAGATTTATAAAAGCTAGCATCAATAATGTATTACAAGGTAATCCAATAAAGATACATCAAGATAAGCTAATGGACTTTATTTATATGACTGACTTAATCTCTATAGTTGAGCATTACATTGTAGGTAAAGATCTATTAAAAGAAGTAGACTGTATATATGACGATACTGTTTCGTTAAGTAATATAGCTCAGCAAATAAATAATCTATCAATAAATAAAGTACCAATCAATATAGAGGATCCTCTTCCAGGACAGAACTATCTAGGAACTTACAGCGATCTTCCAATAGCTTACCTAGGATTGGAACAAGGAATTAAAAATGTTTACAATAAATTAAATAACATATGAGCACAGAAAAAATAAGTTTTTGTATTAATACATCTAGGAATGAAATAAATCATGTTAAGTTATTATTTCGATCACTGGAGCAAAATCTATCTACAAAAGAGCATGAGATTGTAGTATTTATTGATAGCGATAATCAAGGTACTTTTGAATGGCTACTTACACAGAAGAGTATCTTTCCTAATTTAAAGATACTTAGAAATACACTTCCTATCTGTTACGGATATTCTAGAAATATTAATGAGATGTTTGAGCAGGCTTCTAATGAGATAGTCTCATTCTTACAATCAGATATGGTAGTGTGTAAAGATTATGATTTAGAGATACTAAAAGGACTCGAACCAGGAATGATGCTATGCTCAACTAGAATTGAACCACCTCTACATCCACCAGGCCCAGAAAAGATAACACATGATTTTGGATTAGATCCAGAAACGTTTGACTTAGAGACTTTTACACACTTTGCAGAAAAGCATAAAGAAGATAGATTTTCAGTATATTTCTTTGCTCCATTTACAATGTACCGAAAAGAATGGCTATCAGTAGGAGGACAGAACACTCTCTTCAGACGATCTAGAGAAGATAGTGATATGTTAATCAGAATGGTATTAAATGGAACAAAAATGTCTCAGACTTGGAGAGCATTAGTATACCACTTTACTTGTACATCTAGTAGAGGTCCAAAATGGTTTGATCAAGACAATAAAGAAGCACAAGAGCGGTTAAGATATCAACAACTAGCAGACATGTACGAGCTCCATAGATTTATATCGCTATGGGGAGCTTTCAAGCATGGAGACTTAATAGGTAGTGAATATAAGAAACAAGTCTACTATAATATTGCAGCTAAAATTGACACTACAGGTGCATCTTTGGAGCAGTTTTTAGAATTTGAAAGATTTTTCGATAAGACCTATGTACAGGATACTTCTCTAATAGTTCAAACACAGAAAGTTTATGATGATCAACATAAAGCCGCTAACATACTACTAAACATAACCGACGATGTTTGGGAAGAATATAAGTATATGTACAATACCTTAGATGCATCCTCTAGAATTAAACCTCTCTCAGAATTAGAAGAAGATTCTGTGGATATATTAATAGAGTTTAGTATAAAAGATGTACATGATAGTTATATTCATGGTTTCTTAGGGCAGCTACAGGACATATTAGATGAGACTGACGATACAGGTGAGTTTAGTTACGGGCCATTTACTTTACAAATTAATAATAAGGTAGATAGAGCAAAAGAAAGAGGAATAATAACAAACCCTCAGGTAAAGCCAGAGCATTTATACGAGGTATACTAGAAACTAAACTATTTATAGTAAAAACATATGAGCTTGATAAACGAAATAAAAGAGATGTTATCCGAAGTTACAAAAGTAAATTTCAAAGGAAATAAATTTGTACTTAAGATAGATGTAAACGAAGATCCAAATAAGAAAGGAATCAAAGTACAATTCCTTCCAACTACCTTTGCAGGTATGTCTAAACAACAACAAGACAATATCGCTATGGACTTAGGAGCTAAGTTGAATCAAGGACTATCGGCTCTAGGCTTAGCAGTTGAGAGAGACAGAGAACTAAAGGATAAGACGATTGTAGGCTTCTTTATATATATTGAATACCTAGATAAGATTATTATCAATGCTCTAAATCAAGCAGCAAACGAACCAAGTAACAATTAATTAAAAAGATATGCCACAGTTTTGCTTTTATTCAAAAAATAACCACACACAAGAACCAATAGGAGTTGTGTATGCAGCAAGTAAAGAAGAAGCAGTAAAATTCTTCTCATTATCAAAACAGTTACCAATAAACGATTTTCTAACAATTTTTGAAGTAAAGAACTACACGTATGGTACACAAGAAGGACTTAAGGAAAACACTAAACAGCTTCTTAAAGGCTAGTATTAGAATAAAGGAAAAGGATATGGCTAGAGAGGTACTCGAAAAGAAGCTCTTCATAGAAAATATCATCCTTTTAAGAGAGATAGAGGATAGGAGAGACTTCATGGAAGAAGAGATCGGAGTTGATATGTCTATCTACGAAGAAAAGTTTCTACAAATAATAGAAAATCTATTCAAGATACACTTCAGCAAAGAACAATTTGCATTAATCCAGTACTACCTATACCAAGTACCTAACATAGACAATTGGGATGGAATGATAGATCTTTCAGATGGAAAGGATATGATTACAGTTAAGTTTGAAACACCTGAGCAGGTTTGGAATGTAATAACTAGCTTAAAAGAAGTTAAGAAATAGTTGCCTAAGAAGAGTATTGTTCTTATATTTAGGTATAATTAATAAACAAAAACGGTTATGAATTTAGAAATGATTCCTTGTACAAGATGTGGCAATGATATGCCAAAGCTCCGATTAGACACTTACGGATACGATTTCTGTGTTAATTGCTCAGATGTAAAACCTAAGGTAGGGCGTATTAGAGTAGTAGGAGAAGGAGACTATACAGTAACAGAGCTAGATATCTTAGATCAAGATACTGCTAGAAGACTTCAAGAGCTGGAGAATACTTCAAGAGGAGTAAGAAATGTTCCATTAGAGATCTTAAACTATGACGAAGATGAGATAACAGATGATGCTAAAGCATTAGATGCTGTTATTGAAAAGACTCTAGACGATGATTTAGAAATCGAAGAGGTAGAAGAAGACTTAGAAGATCTAGAAGATATAGATGATCTAGAAGACGAAGATGAAGACTAAATGCCAGCAGCTAAATTCATATCTAAAGATGATTGCCTCAGAGCAATGGACAACACTAAAAGTAATAGAGGAGCAGCTCGATTTCTTCGTTGCAGCTTTGTCCATTATAAGAAGTATGCCAGAACTTATGTAAACGAAGAAGGAATATCTCTATGGGAGGTTCATAAGAATCCAGCCGGAATAGGTATTCCTAAATATCTTCCTAACAAAGGCAAGCAAGCACCTCTTAAAGAACTAATCGAAGGAAAGATATCAGTAGCTTCTTTTGAGCCGGCTAAGATCAAACAGAGATTAATCTTTGAAGGGTACTTGAAAGAGGAATGCAGTCGATGTGGCTTTCATGAAGAGAGAGTAACAGATCATAAAATACCTTTGATACTTCAATTTAAGGATAAGAATAAAGTCAACTATGAGCTTACTAATATTGAGCTTATGTGTTACAATTGTTCTTTCCTGTACTCGGTATCACCTATTACCGACAAGCAAGTAGCAGCAGCAGAGGATTCTGTTGACAGACAAGTAAGAGATTTTGATTGGGAGGTAGATGATGCAATGAAAGAGCATCTAGAATCATTAGGGCTTTGGAAAGAAGAACCTACAGATGGTTCACAATACATCTCAGAAAACTTTAAGAGGAATGAAAAAGAAGACTAAACCTACCAGAGAAAGAATTGTAGCCAACAAGCTTGTAAAGCAATCTGAACAGAATGAAAAGCTGAGAGAGAAAACAATCAGTAATTCTTTTTGGAAATTGTTTGGAAAATAGTTGCTAGTACGAATCTTTGTTCGTATATTTAGGTATAGAAATTAAAAAAAGGTTATGGCAGAAAAGACAGGCGCTACAGTCAAAAAGATTCACGATTTTAATACCTCAGGTGTATTAGAAGTATGTATCAAAGGAAATTGGTATAGAACTACTTGTAATGAGTTCAGATCATTCGATGGTAAAAGAAGAATAACTGAGCCGTTAAAGCAGCCAGGACTTGGAGATAGCTTTGATGATATAGAATTTAGAACGTATGACTATAATGGTCCGGTTTATATTCTATTAACTAATCTAGAGGTAATCAGAATGGATACAGAGACTATTGTAACTAATCCAAAAATGCCAGTCAATCAAAAATCAGAAGTAAATAGTAATCGTATATGAGAAAATTAGAAATAGAATCTTTAGAACAATTAGAATCTATCTTCAGAGAAAGATCAGTCGATATGACAAATAATATCAGAGAAGGTATTGAGGAAGCTATGAAGAGTAAGAAGAAGACAGCCATCTTATTTGAAATATTTATGGATGGAATGGATACTTCTTTTGAGATATCACTCTCAAAGAAAGAATGGATAATAGCTCTAGAGAATTGCTTGAAGCATTACAGCGAATGGGAGATGGGAGATGAAGCAATTGATACTTATTTACTAATCAAAGAATTGAAAGCATGATAAAGCCTTATGTAAAAGTATTTGTATGTGAGAAGACTGGAATCAAGTCAACCTATACATATAACGGTGCAAGTATTGTAAATGGAATGATAAAAGCTGAGTTCGAATATCCTAAACAATACTTGGATGACTTCGCTAAAAAGGAAAAGATTAAGAATAATCTTCCGAAAACAAAACAAATGTTCTTAAATCCTGCAACAGGAAAAGAAGTCGGTTACTACAGAGCTAAGAACTTAGGCTTGGTAAAATAAATTAAAAAAAGTTACTAAAAAAGTTGCTATAACGAATCTTTGTTCGTATATTTAGGTATATTAATCAATTAAAACAATCAGTTATGTTATCAAAATTCACTACAGGTTTAGATTCTTACCTTACAAAAGATCAAGTAAAAGCTTTAGCACCAGTAGCATTTGCTACAGAGCCAACAAGTGATAAAGTAAGTAGTAAGTACTTACTAGTAAATACTGAGACTATCATCGATGACTTAGAAAAGTTAGGATGGTTACCAGTAACAGCCTCACAGAGAAAATCTAGAGGTAAAGATACAATCTTCTCAAAGCACATGGTATCATTTCAGAATCCAGATCTTATGATCAAAGGTAAGAATGGTGATGATGCTTTCCCAAGAATCATTTTAACTAACTCTCACGATGGATTTAATTCATTTCAGTTCAGAGTTGGTATCTACAGATTAGTATGCTCAAATGGATTGGTAGTAGCTGATGAGGAATTCTCAGCATTCAGAATCCGTCATAAAGGATATACCTTCGAAGAATTAAGAGGAGTAGTATCTCAAGCAGTAGCTGATCTTCCTAATAAAGTACAGATCTTAAATCAAATGCAGTTAAGAGAATTGACTCCTGCAGAGCAAAGACAATTGGCTATCGATGCAATGCAATTGAGAACTAATAGAATCGATGCTGAATGGGATGAAGAGACTATTCAAGATGTTTTAACTCCTACAAGAGATGCTGATAAAGGAAATGACCTTTGGAAAGTATTTAATGTAATCCAAGAGAAGATTACTCAAGGAGGATACTCAGCAGCCTTAACTGGTGCTAAAGTAAGAAAGGTTAGAAGAATTAAATCATTCGAGAAAGATCTAGAAGTTAATCAAAAGCTATTCAAATTAGCTACAGCATTGATCAACTAATGGATAGAGAGAAGTATCTACAGATGAGAAGAACTGGCCAATATGACCTTGGCTGGTTCTATCAATACTACCTAGAGAATAAGGATAAGGATAAAATGACTCCTCCCTTTGAAGCTTTTCATCAAGCCTTTAATATGTACTTTCAAATGAATGGAGGATTTATTCTAGACCATATGGATAAGAAAATGGAAGTAACGAAAATAGAAAACGAACAAGGAAATTTAATTTATATAAACTAAAATGGCAGAAGGCAAAGTAAAAACACCGAAGGAATTGATGGCAGACTTAAAAGGAAATTACATTCAAGTAATTAAAAAGAATGGAAAGACTCATGACAAGCTCTATAAAGACCCTCAGAGAGCGATCAGAGGAGTAGGAGGAGTTGATAATGTAAAATACCTTAGAGAGGTTCTTAAAGAGCAGGTCAATTCAAGATACGTAGAAGTAGATTCATTAACCGGAACACCAGAAAACGAATTATAGTTATGGAAAAATTAGGAGTAGTATTAGCGGCATTAGGAATGCTAGTTGTAGTAGCAATTGTATTAGCATGGCCAACACAATGGCTTTGGAACAACGCTTTAGTAGGAGCAGCAGATGGATTCAATCCAATTGGCTTTTGGCAAGCATTAGGAATTAATATCCTATGTGGAATTTTATTTAGAAATAATAACTCAAATAAGTAAAATATAGTAAAAATAATTGATAAAAGAGTTGCTAACGCAGCTCTTTGTTCGTATATTTAGGTATAGAAACAAACAAATAAAGGTTATGAAAGTAGAAGATTTAAAAGCAGGTGATAAGTTTAAGATGAATGGACTATCAGTGAGCGGTAAGCAGACTAAGGTTAAATGTGAAATGATCCGATACAATGGAATGGATAAGTACATTGTAGTATGCCAGGGTATTAGCTTACTGGTAGATGGTACTGATGAAGTATTTGTATAACTAGAAGGTAAGAGCTATGACAGAAGAAGAGTTACAAGTACTGCTTGACGAGGAAGAGACTTACATCAACGAATGGAGAGATAGTCTAACGCAAGAGCAGATTGATTCGATTTAAAAACTTAGGGGAGGGGGCGCAAGACTACTCACCGAAGGTGTCACGCGCAATTTCTCCCAACCTTCCAGGTTGTTGGAGGTAAAAATCTAAAACATATGAAGATAGAACAAGTAGAATTGTACAAGAAGAAGTATAAGGGAGTTAAAATAGCTTTCAACTCTAGAAAGGGTGTAGGAAGGATTATAGAAGGAATAGCTGTCCAGGTGGTAGAATCTCAGGGTCTTGTAATACTTAGAGACTATGATAACTTTCCTCATTGTATATCAATAATGACATTGGAAGAGATATGAAACTAGCAGTTATAGCACATGATGGTAAGAAAGCAGACATGGTAGCTTTCATAATGAAAAGACTAGACTTCTTTAGTAGGGTAGAAATAATTGCTACAGGTACTACAGGAAAACATATTGAACATGCCGGATTAAAGGTACAATGCTTGAAGTCAGGCCCATTGGGAGGTGATGCACAAATTGCTTCTTTGATAGCAGATGGAGAGGTCAATGGAGTTATATTCTTTATTGATCCATTGGATGTTCACCCACACCAGGTAGATGTACATATGTTACTTAGAATTTGTAATGTATATAACATTCCATTAGCAACCAATTACAAGACAGCAGTCTATGTTATAAATGGATTAGAAACTAAATTGAATAAAAAATGACCGTAAAACAACTAATTGAAAGCCTAAGTAAGGTAGAAGACCAAGAGATAAGAGTAATGGTAAGAGGATATGAGAGAGGAGTAAAAGATATAGATAATAACACTCCAGCAATCATACACGTAGCGTTAGATGTAAATGAAGAATGGTACTATGGAAGACATGAAAGAGTAGATGATATAGATCCAAGTACTAGTAAACAATACCAAATAGTAAAGGCAATTATTCTATAGTATGCAAGTATGGGGTATAAATAAATTAAAAGATCCTAATTCAAATCATATCATAAGGAAGGTAGAGAAGAGAAGGGAACAATTACTACAAAGGGAACAAACTCCTAAAGTAATAAAGGAGTTAAAATACCTAGAAGACAGAATGAAGATAGGAACAATGTTACTCAAAAGATGGCATGAAAACCATTTGGCAAACCGTTTGCAAAACCGTTTGCAAAACCGTTTCGCTAACCGTTTACATAACCAATTGAACAACCGATCCAACCAAACGAAATAAGGGGAGAGATACGGGTATAATTGCTGAGAAACACATACAAATTGCTAGGGAGATCTCAAAATGAAACGTTTGCAAAACCGATTGAAAGTATACAAAGTACATAGTACTAGGTAATACATAATACTATATGACATAAGGTAATGCGTATAAAATGGGTAGGGATAGGTGGAATAAAATTAGTAATTAATTGTCTCGTGTCCTCCTCTCTAAACAAATTTGTATATAGGACCTTGGATCCTCCCTTAGAACCGTTTAAAAACACCTAAGAAACCTTCCACAAAACCGATTGGAAAACCGATCTGTAAACCGTTTAGCAAACCGATCACAAAACCGATTGGGGAACCGTTTGGAAAACCGACTAGCAAACCGTTTGGTGAACCGATCCGTAAACCGTTTGGAAAACTGATTTGGCTAACCGATCTGGAAAACAAACTGACAACCCTAACAAAAAATAAATTAAAAAAAAGTTGCACCGTAGGGAAAAAAGCAGTATCTTTAGGAACTAAAGACAAACATATGACACATACTCAGGATCTAAACACAGTAATAGGAAAAGATTGTTCGTGTAATCAATCTCCTACCCTAAGGGCCAAATTAATCTCAGTAGGGAAATATAAAAGTATTGTAGAGGTTAGGCCCACTATGTATAATAGAGCTCAGTGGAGTAATGCTCACGTAGGGCAAAAAATTACCCTGGACAATTCAATTATTCACAACATGTATTTTTTTTAGTACTATGAAAACAATTCAAATAACCCTTCAGGAAAGGTGGGCCGCTTCCCAGCACAAAATCCACAAATCAAAAAAAACCTACGACAGGAAAGACAAACATAAAAAAAGAGGATCCCAAAAGGATCCTTTTTGTTTTTACTTAAATCTTTACTTTCAGTTAAACTAAAGCTTTCAGTTAAAGTGTTGATGGAAGTGAAAGTATTGCTTTCAGTTAAACCTTTACTTTAAGTAACGAGTGTGGAGCGCTGTCCGGTCTACTCTTCCGAATCTCTCGATCCAGGCCCCTGTCGCATCTCTGCTTTTTCAATACCTAAAGATACTACCAAAAAACTTCATATGCAACAGTTTGGTAAAAATAATTGTTATTTATATTGATTCTAAATTACCCTTACCTGTTGACCCGTATACCCAAAAGCAGTATCTTTACCTCATTAATAATTAAAACGACAAACATCATGATCAACGTTATTAAAAATTTATCGGTAGTACATTACATTGGAGAAAGTAAAGGGTTATTTCAGGCAGTAGTAAAAGTGCCTGCAGGGTTTATGGTAGCATATGAAATAGGATCTGACATCCCTTCTCTTAATACTTGGAAGAAAGGATCGCTACAAACTTTACAATTCAAAAGAGAAGGATCAGCAGCTTGGCTTACAGTATTCGCTAGAAAGGGTAATAAGGTTATTTTAATTGATCAGGCAATTGCTGAGAAATTAGAAGTAGGAGTAGTTAATTCTTTATTCTACAATACAAACTTAATGGATCACAATCAGTATAAAGCAGTAGGGGCTAGAACTTGGGCTGACAAAGTATTTGTGGTCAATGAAAATAATTTAGAAAAAGTTGTATAAAAAGTTGCAAGTAAAGTAAAAAAATAGTATCTTCGCACCATTAATAATTAAAACAATATAATATGTCAAAGGAATTTATGAATAACAGAGAGGTTAGGATAACTCAGGAAGGACAAAATGTATTTAGGTTTATTGCAGAGTTATTAAATAACAAGGAATTTGATATTAACGGACCTATAACAGATACTTACTTACATGAGGTAGGATGGTTTGTAGGGTTGAGTATTGAAAAAAGGAATAGGGTAATTAAATTCCTTTTATCTAATAATTTATTGGAATAAAAGTTGCTTCGTATTACTTAAAGCAGGATCTTTAGGTATCAATAATTAAAACAATATAGGTTATGAAAAAAGTTGTACTACAGGGAATTACTTACTACGAAGTAAGTTTAGGAGGAGTTTGTTACATGTCCTTCAATCCTCAGGAATTAGTTGTTAGAATGGCACAAGCAAATTTATCTTTAAATTAATTAGTTATGAAAAAGAATTTATCAGTACTATTAGTCGTTACCATGTTTGCAATACTAACATCAGGTTTTGCACTTATGCCCTCAACCTGGGGGTTATTTTTAAAAGGGTTTGCAGTTTCTTTTTGTTTTTGGGCCTTAATGTTAGCTCCAGCATTTTCTACTGAAAAATAATTGTAGAAAAAGTTGCACCGTATTATCTTTTACAGTATCTTTAGGTATTAATAATTAAAACAGATAAAAATATGAAAAGTTTAGATCAAGTTAACATTGAGGATATTACCTCAGACAAGAAGTATTTGTTAGTAGTTTCATTGTATGAAAGATATGGTGATGGAGGAACAGAATCTTACATAGGGACAGGAGATGAAGTTATTGAAGAGATCAAACAAATCTTTGGTTGGGAAGAGGGAGGAGAAGATGGAGAAGATGATGATTGGGCAGGATTTGTTGAAGAAAGAAATGGTGATGGAGATGATTACGTTGAAGTATTTGAAGTTGAATAAATTTTAAAAAAGTTTAGCGAGACTGTTGTCTCGCTTTACTTTAATCAGTATCTTTAGGTATCAATAATTAAAATAACAAAACATCATGAGAGTAGTAGAAACAAAAGTTTACACATTCGAGGAATTATCAGCAACTGCTAAAGAGGTTGCAATCGAAAATCACAGAGACGTCAATACGTATGATGGTTGGTGGGAGCCTATCTTTGAAGGTATCACAGAGGAAGCAGAGCAAGCAGGATTCCATGTAGGGAATATTTACTTCTCAGGATTTTGGTCTCAGGGAGACGGAGCAATGTTTGAATACACTACCTTAGGGGATACATTACTAAATAAATTTGTAGATCAGTTGGATCTATCACCTCTAAGAAAGGAATGGTTGAGATCTCAGACATTTGCTCAAGGTAGAGGTGATCACTCAGGACATTACTATCACGAGAATTGTTGTAGTCATGTTATTGATTTTGAATCTAACTTTGGTTACAATTTCGCTAATATTAATTTTTATAATTGGATTAATAGTTTTGCAGATCAGTATGAGGAGTTTGTGATTGCTGAGTACAAATCATTGTGTAGAGAATTGTATAGTAGGTTGAGTAAGTACAACGACGAACTTACTTCGGATCAGGAAGTTGCTGATACTATTATAATGAATGAATGGGAATTTGATGAGGATGGCAATAATTTTCATTAAAAAAGTTGCACCGTATTATCTTTTTCAGTATCTTTAGGTATTAATAATTAAAACAACAAAAAGTTATGGAAAATTTAAAACAGATTGAGGATTTTGTTAAATCATTTGAAACAATGAATATTGATTTTGATGATTGTGATTCTTTTGAAGATTTTAAACAAGAAGGAATTGAAGAACTTGATTCTTATTTACAAGAGGATTTTGGAATAAGTTATGAAGATCTTGATGAAACTTTAAAAAAGAATTTCATTAAGTTATTAAGAAGAGATTGGAATGAGTATTTTTAATTAAAAAAAGTTGGTGAGACTGTTGTCTCACTTTCTTTTTCTTTGTATCTTTAAGTATTAATAATTAAAACAATAAGTTATGGCAAATTTAGTACAAACAATCGTAGAGAAGTTGACTACAGACTTTCAAGGTAAGTTGAATTGTGAAGAACAACGAGCAGATCTATTTGCATATGTTGATGGTGAAGAAAAGAAGATAGTTGAAGTGACTACTGAGAAGGTGTATTTTGAGGGAGATAGTTTAGGTGTTGATTTGTATGATGTTGATGTACATACGTTAGCTTATCTTAATGAAATTTTAAGTTAAAAAAGTTGCACCGTATCATCTTTTTCAGTATCTTTAAGTATTAATAATTAAAACAACAAATCATGTCAAGAAAAATCACAGAGGAATCAATTCAGAATTTTTACAACAGAGCAAAGTTCAACAAGTCTAATATGTCAGTTGAGATCACAGACGAGGGCTTCCCATTACTAAAACTTCATGGCAATACAATTGCAGGAAGAGATTATAAAGGACTTTGGATCACTGATGCTGGTTGGCCTACCAGAACAACATTCGAAAGATTGAATGGCCTAAATGATGTAAGCATCTATACAAAGAGAGGTCAAGTGTATTTGAATGGTGAGGAATGGGATGGAGAAAAAGTTTATATTAATTAGAAAAAAAATAGGCGAGACTGTTGTCTCGCTTTTGTTTTTATAGTATCTTTAGGTATTAATAATTAAAACAACAAAATATGAAAAATTCAGTTACTTCAGAAGTTAAAAGTATTGTTAAGGAATTAGGATTAACTTGGTTTCATGCTTATTCTGACAATCGTGTAAAAAATAGTGTAGGGGTTAAGTTGGTTGGAACTTACTTGACTGACGATCAGAAGCAAGTTGTTAAGCAGAAAATGATCGACAAAGGTTTTGGCTTTCGTTATATCAGAGAAAATGCAAATGGTTGGAGGGGAGATTGTAATGGGACTAGGTTTTGTTTTATTAGAAAATAATTTAAAAATAATCGGAGAAAGTGTTGCATATTAAATTCTTTCTCCGTATCTTTAGGTATCAATAATTAAAACAATAAAAGTTATGGAAAATTTACAAATTACTAAAACAAAACCAGAAGCAGTATCTTTTTTAGAAGAACAAGGTTATTTACAAGATGTAATAGCAGATATTGAAGGTTTAGATGAAAAAGAACAGATAGGTGTTATTCATGATTGGTTAAATGATGTTGATGATTTTTATGAATTGGGTAATTCTTTTGAGATGCTTAATAAACATGCAAAACAAGTTTATAAGTATCTAAAAAATAATTAATAAAAAAGTTGCTTCGTATTACTTAATTCACTATCTTTAGGTATCAATAATTAAAACAATAAAAGTTATGGGTTACTCAACAATGTTAATGGGCAAAGGTTTTGACCAGCCAAGAAATTCAGTTAAACAAATTATCGAATTTTTAACTAATAATCCAGATCAAACAGAAACTGAGATTCAAGAAAAAGTTTGGGGCTATTACAGATACGCTCACAGACAATTAGAGTCGAATAAAAAATATGCAGATCTATTGAGACGAGCTGTCGCTAAGGGTTTAATATGTCGAATTGAGAAAAAGAAAAATCAAAGTCGATTTGTTTATAGTGTTGCATCTCTAGTAGTTGACAAAGTTGAAGTGGTTGAAAACACTATACAAAATGTTATTGTAATTCCAAGACCTCTTGGTCGTTTAACTTTGTCAGTAGATGAAGTTACACAATTGTATAATGATAAATTTCTGATCGATAGTATTTTGTTAATGGTCATTAATGGTGACGATACTTGGGAGAATGAATTTGAAGTTGAGTTTAACAGACAAGACGCTAGAGAGTTTCTTACTGAGTATTTCAGTAATACAAATTACGATCAAAATTTTATTAAAAAAGTTTTGGAAAAACTTTAGAAAAATGTTGTCTTGTATTATTAAAAAGAGTATCTTTAGGTATCAATAATTAAAACAATATAAAATCATGGCTAAAAAAACTTATCAGGACACTTACGGGACATCATTTCAAGGAGTTGTAATTCAAGCGACTGTTGATCAATTAACTAAAATCTTTGGTGAACCTTACGATAATAATACGGGTGAGGATAAAGTGAATTTCGAATGGGAAATGGAAACTGACGAAGGGGAAGTATTTACAATTTACGATTGGAAAAATTATCGTCCTTTGAGATCTGATGAAATTGTAACGTGGCATATTGGAGCTAAATCGAGAAGTATTGCAAGTGATGCAAGTTATGAAATTTTAAGAGAATTAGGAAATTTTGTTGATTAAATGTTGCTTCGTATTAGTTAAAGGAGTATCTTTAAGTATTAATAATTAAAACAGCAATATGGAAAAAGTATTTGTAAAAGTAGTTGACACAGTTGGGTTGTCACAAGAAACTATCAGTAAGATTGAAAATCAGATGGAATACTTAGGTACTGAGGTAGTAAATGAAACTACGTTCTGTGTCCTTGCAAATAGTAAGCAGGAAATAATAAAAATATTTGACTTCAGATTAAACTTTTTGTAGAAAAAGTTGCTTCGTATTATTAAAAAGAGTATCTTTAAGTATTAATAATTAAAACATATAACAACATGACTAGAATTCAAGTATTACAAGACGCAAGAGCAGAGTGGGTAGAAAAACTTAATGCTGCTAAAGAAACAACAAGTGAGATCTACGCAAGAGAGCAGAATGCAATCAAAGATGTATTACTTCCTTTCTTTGAAGATTTCAGTGAAGGAGTAATAGTAGAAGTACAAAGAGGATCCGTATACTTTAAAATGTTTGATCCTGAAAGAGGATATAATAAAGAGATCTTCAGTTTGTATTTGAAAGAAGATTGGAGTGGTGATAGATCTTTCAGAGGAGTTAGTATTTCATACTACACAACTTCAACAAATGGTGAAGATACCTGGGAATTGGAAAGATTATTTTTATTAGGAAAGGTAGCAGGAATAGTTAGATGGAAGCAGGATGAAATAGTTGATGCTGCTAATAAAGTTAAGCCTGTTTTCAAAGAAGAGTACGAAGTTGCATTCCAGTTACAGAATATGATCAGCACTGCAATCAGTGATATTGATAATAAGATTAGAAGATTGACCAGGGAGAGAGTTGAGTTTGATCTCAAGAATGATAGAGTTGAATTTACTGAGGGAAGGAATATTGATTTGAAGTATAATTATTCTCCTAGAGTAATATCAATTAAGTTGATCGACTTCAGTAAGAGTGGAAAGAAGGCTACAGCAGTGTTTGAATTTGCACATGGTGGGCATACAAGTAGAGAAGAAAATTGCAGTGTTGAGAAGATAGTAGACCAGGTTACTTACTACTACCCCAACTACGCCAAAGATACCAAGAGGGAGTTGTTACCCTCTTAGTTTTAATTATTGACCAAAGAGAGAGCTACCTTAGGGTGGCTCTTTTGGGTTATAAAATAATTTGAAAATAATTGTAAAAAAAGTTGCACCACTTGTATTAATTGAGTATCTTTAGGTATCAATAATTAAAACAACAAATCATGACAACAATTAATTCTTACTTTGCAGACAAATTCCCTCACATTAACCTTCAGGGATTAGATCAATCAGTGGTTAGTGACTTTATGTCCAATACTTACTTAATAGGTTTAGACTTTCCTGAACAAATGGAATGCCTTGCAGATTATATAGTTGCAAATGACTTAACTGAAGTATCACTTTAAAAACAACAAATCATGACAAAATTATTCAGAGACGTAGATTATTACGTAGTGCAGGCTTCTAACAGCACACAGAGAGAATTTGAATTAGACTTCGCAGATGTTATAGAGGTCTATGATACAAATTCTATAACACTAACTACTGAAGATAGGAGAGAGGTAGTTATTAGTTGGGATGAGAAAGGTTATTTTAAATCTTACTTCGTACAGGAAGAAACAATACTAATGAGGTCACATCCTGGGATGGTAGAAGAGATCATTGCAATGTTACAGCATATAGATGTTGATGGAGAAACACTACAGTACATTATTGAGAAAGTTGGAATGACAGATCAGATGTTAAGACAACTAGTAATGAATAATCCTTACACTGACACTTCAGATCTATTGAAGGAGAAAGTAGAACAAGACAATAAGTTAGTAGGAAGAGTTAATAATTAAAACATATACATCATGAGGTATTTAAACTACAAATCAAATTACGGAGTTGAAACAGTAGATTGTTTGGATCAGAAAGATTTTATCTTCTACAGCGATTTCAGAAAAGAATTAATAAGACTTTTGAACGAGCATCGTTTGGCTGGAATGGATGTTTATGTTAGTCAAAGATGTACAAAAGATTTTAAAAATAATTAGTAAAAAAGTTGCACACAAAGTAAAAAAAGAGTATCTTTAAGTATTAATAATTAAAACAACAAATCATGAAAAAAGAATTAGTATTACAATCAGTTGAGAATTCAGTTAGTTCAATCTTCACTAAAGAAGATGTTATCAATCTTATCAATTCAATTGAAGAAGGATCAAGTAGAAAAATTACTCCGTACGATATTGGACGTGCGATTGATAAAACTATTGATTGGATTGAAAATAATCAAGATAATATAGTATGTTTAGATGATGCTGAGTTTGAACTCTCTTACGACAATAGAATAGAATGTACGGGAGTAGGATTTTGTACTGACGAGATTAGAGAGGCATTAGAAAATAACTTCATGGACTTTGGAGAAGCAGAAGTTGAAGAAGATGATGTAGTTGAGATTGAAAGAGCAGAAACTTCAGAGGAAAATGAATTGTAAAAAAAGTTGCCTCTTCGGAGGCTTCTTTGTATCTTTAGTCATTATTAATAATTAAAACATATAACATCATGGAAAAGTTTTTCGAAGAGCAGTTTAAAATGTTGAACAGAGGATTAGTTGCAACTCCAAATTCAAGAGAAGATCTTGAAGCATTTGCAAAAGCCAATCAAGGTTCAATGGACATCTTGTTAATGCAAATGGCAATCAACTTTGGATATAAGATCGCACTAGAGAATGTTCAGGAACATCTAGAGAAGGAGGTAGCGTAGATGGCTGAACAAGATATAAAAGGTAAGTGGACTTTGAGAGCTCCGAATAATATTCCCAAGAGCTCTCTCCCTATGTTAGGGATGGTGTATGAAGGTACAAACAAATACTTTGGTGGTCAAGTTGTTGGAATATTAATCCAACTTCACCAAGAGAATGATGAAGCTGTGCTACAGATGAAAGGAAATAGCCTAGTCTCTGTTGATATAAAAAGTTTAAAAGTAGTTGTCTCGAGTTAATTAATTTAGTATCTTTAGGTATTAATAATTAAAACATATAACATTATGAGAACAGTAGAAGTACGATTATTCAGTTTCAGTGAATTATCACCAACAGCTAAGCAAGTAGTATTAGACAACTACAGAGACATCCACACACAGTTCGATGATTGGAGTGAGCCTATCCAAGAAGGTTTTAGAGAGAAGGCCACTGAAGCAGGATTCGAAATAGAAGATATATTCTTCTCTGGTTTCTGGTCCCAAGGTAGTGGTGCAATGTTTACCTACAGCAGATTCAATGATAGTATGTTAAAGAACTTTGTTGCTCAACTTACAATCAAAGAAGAGGACAAAGTAATTATACTATCACAAGGAGATACATGTGGTAAAGGAATACACAGAGGACACTACTACCATGAGAATAGTTGTGACCATTATAGTATGCTGGATAGTACTAATCCTGATTGGGAGTACGCTACGGATCTAATCTCTCAACATGAAGATGCCTTTGGGCAGTATGTGATTGATACTTACAAAGATCTTTGCAGAGAGTTGTATAGTGATCTAGAGAAGTATTACGAAGAGCTTACAAGTGATGAAGCTGTCCAGGAGTACATCGAAGAGAATGATTATGAGTTTACTGAGGATGGTTCAATCTATTAAAATAATTAAGCGAGGCTGTTGTCTCGCTTTCTTTTTTGTAGTATCTTTAGATATCAATAATTAAAACAAGATACATTATGACAAGACAACAATTTTTATCAGGAGTACATTTTACATTAGGATCAGCAAGAAGAGGAGATTCAACTTACAACTACGACGGAAGTGAAAAGGCAGGTCACATCTCAAGACAGATAAGATCTGCAGTAGATAAAAGAATAGTCCTAGATGATTACGAATGTAACATAAGTAAGATAGGTAGAGTAGGTTTTACAGGGATTACTTTTGTAATGGGTAAGAAGGTATTGGTTAAACATAGGTTTGCGGACTTAGTAATTTTTGAAGAGGGAGTCTAACGACTCTCTTTTTTTTTGGACTTGGAGAGGTGAGCTCGAGGTGATATCACTGTGATGTCAATTTGAAATAAGTTTGATCGTTTATTTCATGCAACGGTTTTCCACGTCGGTTTTCCAGAGTACATAGATTAGTGTATTTCTGATAAAAATTAAGATAAAGGGATATATATTTATATACTGTAATGAAATTAAACAAGATGTGGTTATGACCCATACCTCCTACTCCAACTTTTTCAAGTTGCGCCTACTATACACTGTTCGACCCTTCGTTGCATAGCATCAAGTTGTTGTCCTGTTATTGTATACTACAGTTGCTACATTAAGCAAAATTACCACCTATACCCCTTATCTCAATGTATATTTAATATACAACTTTTTTGGTTTTTTTGCAACAATGGTGTAAAAATTTTTTGGAAAAATTTTGATTATATAAACAGTATATATTTATATAAGATGAAGAAGCTTAGTAGTGCAGATTTATTTAATATATTTTCCCAGCAAGACCACGAGGTATTTGCCGATAACGGTATGGTTGAAGAAATAGATAACGACTTTATTACTTTTGGCACTATATTAATAGGGATGCGTAATTATCAAATCCTTGACAATATTTATAGGTATCGCTATGAGGAACAGTACGATAGCGTTAAAGATCAGTTGCAATTGAAGTATTTTGACTCTGTTATGAGATATGCCAGTAGAATCGATCAATTAAGCTTAGATACGGTAAATGACCTCAATGATGAGTTTGGAAAACAAGAGATAGTAGGTATGTTAAATTATTTAATACAGTTTTACCAACAACAAGAGCATTACGAAAAGTGTGCAGTTATTTTTAAACTTTTACAAAAATTTATGTAAAAAAAGTTGCTATGTAATGTATAATTGTGTATATTTATGTATAATTTAAAAACAAAAAGGTTATGGGAACATTAATTTTAAACATTTTAATCCAATACGGTGCTATTGGATTTATTTGCGCAGCAATTGTAGATTTTACAATTCGTACAACAAGGTCGAGTGAACCATTCACTCTTACAGAGATCTTAGGGACTGTTATTGCTTGGCCCCTAATACTAGGTGCTTTTTTAACTTCTATGTTTGAAGATTTTTTCAACTAAAAAAAATATAACGGTTATGTTTAAAGATAAGATAAGCCTTTCGCAGGCCATGTCTCTTGAATTAATAGGAGAGATTATAATTGTTGATTGTTCACCAGAGTCTATTTTACCTTACCCTAAGGTAGGAAAAACTTGGAAGGAAAACTTCATCAAGCTTCAATCAAAGCATAGGCATATATCTCCAGATAAACTCCTTACCTTTCTATCGGCAAAATACCTTATAGAGGTTGCTGAGGGTATAGTAGATAAAGATGCTAATACTTACTCGTGGAGATACTTTCACGGTATAGAAAATTCCAAGATTTTAGACAAGTCAAAAGATAATATCGAGTATGTGTATATCCTAGTAAATGCAGGGTATCCAAACCTTGTTAAGATAGGAATGACAATTACAACAGTTGATGCCAGAGTAACGGGATTAAACGCCTCTAGTACGGTAGATGAATGGGTTGCAAAATTTGCTTTACCTGTTGAAAAGGGATCGGCGTATAAAGTGGAGCAGGCCGTGCATGCTTTCTTTGCCTCGCAAAGGGTTTCGTCGGATCAAGGAGGTTCTCGAGAATTCTTTGAAGTAAATCTATTAACAGCTTTTGATAAAGTAAGGGAAATAGGAGCGATGTTTGCCGTAGGGAATCCAATTGTTTATTAAGGGATTTTGTAAAATTGCGCGGTGTTAAAACTTTTTTAAAAATATTTCGCCGTTTTGTTGCTTACCTCGTTTTTTGTTAGTATCTTTAGGTATAATTAAAAAAATCACATTATGAAACAGATTAAATTTTTATTCTTACTAGTAATATCTTTATTAGTTTTTAGTTGTACTCCTGATGAGGTTGTACCTAATGTTTGTTTAAACGGAGATTGTGGTGCTGAGTTTTGGATTGATACACAAGGTCACCCTGGAACTTATCAAGATGCTCAAGGGGTTTGGCATATTAAGCATGCAAATTTAGACTACTTTACAGTGAAGGGTAGAATAAATCAATTAGATCCTCACTATGTTATTAATGGAGTTCCTTTAATATCTACAGGTTTTGATTCTAATTTATTCTATACCTTAGGAAATGTAATTTGGACCTACCCTGTATATTCCTACTTAGGACTTTGGTCAAGTAGTCAAATGAATACACCTATTCCAGTAGGTACTCAAACGTATACATTCCCTCAGTTAGTTCAACAATCTACTATATTAAATTTAGCAGGGTACGAAATACAACGCAATCCTAATGCTAATGTTAATCACCCTGCATATAAAACATATTTTGCTACATATAGCAGCTATACTTACACTCCTCAACAAAGCATGGTATTCTTTGATGATTTAGAAGGAAAGACAGCTATAATTTATATAGAGGTTACATTGGGAGAAAATAAGGAAACTATTAGAAAAGAGTTGAAAATATCACTAGAACCTTAGGCTGTTGTTTCTTTAAAAAAAAAGTGGTAACTTCTTCCTATAAGCCCTTAAAGAAAAAAAGGGATATAAAAAAAATAGTAATTAATAAAAATAAAAAAATGAGAAACAAAAATTTATTCGAACAAAAATTAGAAAGATTCGAAGCAGAAGTAAAAAACATAGGGTATAATATTCATAGAAATGAATTGAGTACTGCTTATGAATTAGTAGAAACTTTATTAGAAAAAATAGGGGATCTTAGAACTTTACTAAATACCGAACATCAAGACTAATGAATCTAACAGCAGAGCAAATACAAAAGAATTGGGATAAACATCTCAAAATTGTAGATACTTTTATAACAGGAGAACGTAAAGAGAAGTTAAAAGCTCTTTACGTTTCCTTGGCTGATACTATGGTCTTAGCTCCTGCTTCTGGTAAACCTTCTTTTCATAATGCTTTTCCTGGAGGGTATATTGATCATGTTAATCGTGTGGTTCATTGTGCTTTAAAAACTAAGCAGCTATGGGAAGAGATGGGATCTACTATTGATTTTACAGATGAAGAATTAGTTTTTGCAGCTCTTAATCATGACTTAGGTAAAATAGGAACTCCTGACCAAGCATATTATCTCCCTCAGACTGATAAATGGAGACAAGATAAATTAGGAGAGATTTATACTCATAACAAAGACTTATCTTATATGTTAATTCAAGATAGATCTCTATTTACTCTTCAGCAAAATCAGATACCTGTTTCAGAAAAAGAGTATTTAGCAATTAAATTACATGATGGATTATATGATGATGTTAATAAACCGTATTACATATCATTCAATCCAGATTCAAAATTAAGAACTAATTTAGTTTATATTTTACATCAAGCAGATTTTCTAGCATCTAAAATAGAATATGATACTTGGAAAGCCTCAGGACAGGTTCAAGAACCTAAAGTAGAGAAAACAAAATCTTCCACAGGTAAAACAGTCAATGCCTCAGAAGGATTAATGAGTTTAGTAAAAAATATTTAATATGGAAATTTTAGTAATAATACTAAGTGTAGTGGTTTTAGGGTTAGGATATATAGTATTCAACCTAAATCGTAAAGTAATTAAACAAGAATCTATAATAGAATTCCAAGTAGGTTATTTAAGAAATGTTGCGTATCTTATTAATGAATCAAAAATTTATGTTGAACAATTAGATGAGAAAGGTACATTTAGATCAGATGACGAGGTCGGAGTTTTCTTTAATTTCATGAAAGAAATACAGGAAACTATAAATGATTACCGCCTCCCTGAAGATTATGGCAAAACCACAAAATAAAGACAATTACTATTTCACTCAAGGAACGGAGGATGCAATCGTAAGATATAACGCATCCTCTGACCCTGTTTTTAGAGATAAGATATTTGCAAAAGAAATTTATCACCCACTTTACAAATTAGCAGAAAACATTATTCATACTTTTAAATTTTACTACCTCGATGTTGATAGTATAGAAGATCTTAAGTTAGATGTAGTAAGTATGCTAGTAGAAGAAAAACTTCACAGATTTGATCCAACTAATGGAGCAAAAGCCTTTTCCTACTTCCAGACAATAGTAAAAAGATGGCTTATTAATTATAATAATAAGAACTATAAAAAGCTAAAACAAGTAGGATCTTTTGATGAGATGGAAGATTCATACGAAGTAGAGGGAGTCCCAAACTCAGAAAGAAAGGTAACATTAGCAGTTGTAGTAAATGAGTTTATAGAAAATAGTTACAATAATATTGAAACACTTTTTCCAAAAGAACAAGATCAAAAAGTTGCAGATGCAATTCTTACCCTATTTAATACACGTCACGATTTAGAGATATTTAGAAAAAAAGCTTTATA